ATTGTTGTTAATTTAGCTGAATAATTATTATAAGCTGATAAACCATTAACAGTAAATGTTTTACCTATTTCAGATGTTGAATTAACGAGTGTGCCTGGCAGTTCATTACCATTTGTTATTGCTACATTGATATCAGTTAAAGTTATATTAGTTGTTGTACCATCAGGCGCCGTTACAACAAGAGATGAGCCTGCACCGGTTTCATCTGTAAAAAACTTATTATTTTCGTTATTAGGGTCAGGTATTCTAAATTGAGCTAAACCATTTAATACAACATCTGTAAAAACATTATTTTCTTGATAAATAAATTCATCCATATTCATGAATGTATAATAAGCTTTTAAAAATTTATCTAACTTATCTTTATTTTCTAATATTTCAGAAGGTATTATTTGGTCTAGACGAATATCTTCTTTTGTTTGATTCAGCGTTCCTTGTTCGAGTTCAATCGCTCCAGGAGTTAATGTCTTTTTAAATGCCATTATTTAAATCTTGATGTTGTTGTATAATCAATAGAACCAGCTGAACCTGCAGTTGCAATTGTATCTATTTCAGGAGTAATTACTACAAAATTATTATCTATAGATATTAATTGGTCTCTTTTTGGCGCTAGGTCTAATGAATTAGGAAGTACTGTAATTTTAATTTGAGCTGTTGTATCTGGTCTAAATTTATTTAAAATAATTGTTCCTTTATCTACATCTATTTCACCAGCATCTGCAATTACTGTTGTATTAACTTGATTAACTACTTTATAAACAATTACATTTCTTTTTGTAGAATCAGCAATTGGTTCATCACCAAAGAAATGGTCAACATTATTTATTTTAAATGCTGAAGAAGATATTAAAAATGCTGTTGAATTACCTGACTGATAGAAAGGAGATGAAAAACTTAAACTAAAGTTATTATCTGCATTATTTAAAGGTGTAATATATTGAAACATCCTTGGTCTTACAGTAGTGTTTAATATTGATGGGTCAGAATTATCTATATTTCTTGTTAATTGTGAGTGTCTAAATACACCATCAAATTTATTTAAATTATTAAAGTTATAATCTGTGATTGTATCTCTTACAACTGATTGTAATTCTACAGAACTTCTATCTGTTAAATTAGGATTATATTTAAATGAAACATCTAATTCTAAATAAGTAAAATTAGGGTCAACAATTTGTGGTGTAATTGATACAACGTTTTTACCTTTTAATATTGCACCTGTAATATTTGTTTTTTCAGCTGTTGTAAGTGTATTTGCTAATAAAGGTTTAATACAAACATATACTCTTCCATAATCAGGTGGGTCATTATCTTCACCACCCCATGTTGAGATAGAATCTATATTACTAAATTCCTTTTTAATAATAGATGCATAGTCATCAGCTGTCACAGCTCTGTTTTGTGATATAAAAGTAAGTGGAGCATTAAATCTTATTGACTCCATTGTTTCTTCATCGGCTCCACCGGCAGCTGCAGTATCTAATGTCACTGCAATACTATCGTATCCACCAATTTCATCTACCATAGTAAACGAATTTGCACCATTACTTTCTTTACCTTTTGTAATTACATAATCGATTGTAACGATATTATTATTAGTAGGTTTAAATCCAGTTACGCCATCTCCAAAATATACTTCATAATAACCACTTGGATTTTCTTGTAAATAATAAACTTTTGATGTAGAATCTATACCTTTTAATGATTCAAATTTAGTATATACATCAAATGCTGTTGATTCTTCGTTCGCCTGTACACGTACGCGTAACGTACTGGTATCTGCGTCATAGTCTGAGAGTTGAAATTTCTGATTCTCTATATCATTATCAACTCTATATTTTAATTCTCTTGTTGTTCCTTCAACAATTATAACATCATTAAATGTCCAAGTTGAACCACTTAATGTAGCTTGTTGATTTTCTAATACAACATACTGAAACTCTTCACCACTTACAACAGTATTTAATTTAGTTCCTTTTGTAAGTTCTAATATCGTTGGTATAACTCCACTATTTGGTTTAGTAACAACAATATCTACTTTAGCTCTTGGTGATAAAACAGACCTAGGTGTATATCCTAATAACTTAGCTCTTGTTACGACATTACCTCTTATTTGAGCTGAATCTAAAAAAGATTCATTTAATGAATAATGAGCGTTTAAAGCATTGTAATGAGTATTATAAGCTAATACATCTAATAAAACATTAAGACCTGAACCATCAAAGTCATAATCATTAAATTCTGTTTGTTGTTTTAAAAAGTTTTTGAGATTATTTTTTATATCTGCAAAATCTAGTTCCGTTACGTTTAAATTTGTTGCCATTTTATCTTAACCTTCTAAGTGGTATTTCAACGACTTGTTCTACGTTGAATCCTTTTATATTAAAAAAAACTTCTATAAGATATTCATTCCTAGGTATATTATCAGTTATATCAATACTTGTGACTGATACTCTTGGTTCATACTTTTCTATAACATCTCTTATATTACTTCTTAATTCTATGTTTGTTAATAACCCTGCAGGTTCAAAAAGCAATCCTCTGAGATTAGCTCCTAAATCATCTGCAAACGGTCTTTCATAAAAATTAGTTATAAGTAAATTTTTTATTGCATTTTTAATAGCAGCATCGTCTTTTAAAGGTATAATATCCTTACGTATAGGATGTATCTTTAAAGATAAATCTAAATCGCGATGAGGTTTCTTTCTAGATACATTTCTCGCTTGCTCTAAATTCCCCGATATTTGCTTGTCGCCTGTATATAATCCTGCCATATATCTATTTATACTCGTTAACTGCTTCCTTGCTCAACTGTTGTGTTAGGAAGTTGACTTTGTGTATTATTAATTAATGTTTGTACTGATTCTGGTAAATCTATTGTTGATGGAAAGCCTATTACCTTTAAGTAATCACAGAAACTAAATGTAATTAAATCAATTATGGCACCTAATCCTATGGCATTAAAAAAATCTTCAACCTTTTGAATCCATAGTTTTATAAGATATGTCTGCCATTCTTCTGTAAACTCTCTTGCTCTTTTTAATAATCTTTCTTTTTGAAACTCTGGTATTTCTACCTTATCATCAAACTCTCCGCCTAATAAATCTAATAAACTAAATCCAAATATTTGTACCTGTTCTAATTCTTCTATTGTTTTATCTCGTATTAAAGCTTCTAAATCTATTTCTTGTAAACCTGGAAATGATGGTAATCCTAATGCGTCCCATATTTCATCAAATAAATCTATAAGACCAGAAAATCCACCAGTTAATAAGAGATTCATTTTCTTTGCAACTTCAGAACGTATATAATTTGCTACAGTTTCTTTTTTAAAATCAGCTGTTTCAAACTTATCCCATATTTTATATTCATCTGGTATTAAATCATATATACTATCAATCTCTTCTAATTTTATATTATCTAAAACACTACTTGGGTCAGTTAAAAAATCAATTATATTAATTTGTATGCCTAATATAGTTACGTTAAATTCAATAGGAAACAAAGTATTTATTAATTCAAGTATTTGTTTTTGTACATACATTGGAAAATCAGCTGATAACTTAGTTATCATCAATTCCCATTCTATTTCTGGTATTTCTATCTTTTCAAACTTAGGGTCGACAGAACTTATTAACTTTCTTGTATCTTCAAGAGTTTTTTTTAATTCATCAATCTCATAACGATAAGCATGTGTAGCCAATCCACTAAATAAGTTTCTTAAATTAGCTGGAGTAGGTAATAAAACATCAGGACATTCTATTTGTGGCAATGATATACTTGGAGTTGTCATTATATTATTCTAATCTTACCAGTAGAAGTAAATTCTATATGTGAATTTGTTTTACCATGAGTTATTTTTATTTTTTCTGCGCCAGAAGTATTATCTAATTCAATTTTATGACCAGCTTTTGATTCATATACTTTATTATCTACTGATGCATCACTTGGTATATCTTTTGTACCATTTGTTTGTGTAGCAATTGAACCCATAACTATAGGGTCTTGAGCTGATGGACCATCTGCAAAGAATCCTACTACCCATGAACCAACTTCTAAATGATGATTACCACCATTACCTTTAATAGATGCTGATGTTGTTGGCATCATAACAGTTGCCCAGGGATAATCACCATTATTTACTACTCCATCATAATATCCATAAGCATGTACTCTTACTCTATTTAAATTTTTAGTATCATTAATATCTTTTACTTCACCAATAAACCATGTAAAGACTCCGTTTTTAAATTGGTCTACTTTCCTATCAAACATTATTTACCTCTTATTTGTTCTTCAATAAATGAATCTTTTTTAACTTTAGCATTTATATTATAACCTTCTTTAC